ATCTGTAGAATGAAAATTATGTCCTAATACAAATATATAAATATAATCATCTTCATCTATTAAATTTTGATAATGAACATCACCATTAAATTCAAATATGATTTCTTGAGTGCTATCTGTATTCATTCCATCAACTCTATGTGTTTTACTTGGATTTAATAAATGTATATCATTTAATGGATCGTCTTGATATGCTATTTGTCCTATATTTTGTAAATAATCAAGATACGAAACAAAAAATGCAGGTTTTTTAACTTCTGTGTAAGACATTAATAGCTTCCTCCCCTTGTATTTGGTATATTATTTATAATTATACTTTTTCTATCAGGTTCTTTGCCTGTTTTAATTTTTCCATTATCTATATGAAAATCGCCAATATAATCTTTTTGATCAATTTTTAAACTACTTTTTATTATATTTTGATTTGTTGATAAATTTTTTGTAACCAAATTTAATTTTGTTTTTGTAATTTTTTGTATGCCTTTATTATTATCATTATTATCTAATTCATTAAAATATCTGTTATCACTACTAAATGTTTCTATTTGATTTTCAAAATGATCTGTTATATTTTCATAGCAAGATACTTGATAGGATTGCATATCTGTATTAACTATTATACAATTTTGAATACTAAATTTACCTATATATTTTAAAAATGGATTTAAACCTATCGGTTTTCCATCTAATGAAACACCAATGATTTTTTTAGTATTGCCTTGAAATAACCAATTTGGAATATCATAATTTTCTAATTCACATTTGCCTTTATAATCAATTTCAAAGCCTATTACTTTATCGCCCATATCAAATGTAACTTCTCCATCAATCGCTCTAATTCCATTTCCTTGAAATCTTTTTAAATCTACTATTGTCATTTTTTAATCATTTCCTAAAATATGACTTACGGTTAATACAACATCTAACACATTTAAACTTCCATCTCCATTAAAATCTGCAACTTGTTGACCTTCTTGACTTAATTCCCCATTACCCAATATATGTGCAACCGTACCAACTACATCTAAAACATTTAAATTACCATCTAAATTGCTATCTCCATTTCCGGCAGCAAATAAATCTTTAAACAATTGTAAATTCCATACTCCATTGTAAGCTAATGTTAAATTTGACATTTCATTTGGTATACCTCTTGGATATAATGTTAATGAGTGACTATAATATAATCCATCTTCACCTCCTAAATCTGTTGAATAAGCATTACATGTCATTAAAAGATATTTTTGTGATTTTCGTATTGGATTCATTCCCAATAATGGATCTTCTCCTTGAAATTCTTCAATAATAATGGGATTAGTTTTGAATATAAGTGTTCCATCGCCTCTAAAACCTACCCAATCTAATCGTATTTCAGTTGAATGCATATCATAATCAATTATACATTCGTTCCAAGTATCAGGAATAATAGCACTTGGATCATAAAAGCCTGATTCTTCATCAAATATGGTTCCTGCTATATTTCGTAATTCAATTTTTTGGTCATAAGGTGCATCATTATATCCATAGGATCCCATTTCCAATTCAACATGAACTTTGTGAGTCATTGCAATAAAACCACCTACTTGTTCATCTCCTAAACCATTCAATATGGAACCATATCCTGAATTATCATTATTTTTTTCAGGCACTAAATCCATATATGAATTTAATCCAAATCTAGCAGGTCCATATAATTCATTTTCCCAATCTGAAAAATAATAATTTATATTATCATATCTTAATGGATCTGTTTCTGTGTACCAAAACCAATATTGCCATGCACCCTCTCCAAAGCCATCTTCGCCCATTTGATTATTATGTATATGAAATCTTCGTGAATATGAACTATCTAATTGTAAATCATCATTTGGCGAAAATTGACTATTATAACCAATTAACATTTGCCCTGTTAATTGTGGTGGTTCAGGTAATTCAATTTCAGGAGGTGTTTCCCAATTAATCAATCTAAATGGATCAATATAATTGCTATTTTCAAAAAATCCATCTTGCCCCCAAAATGCATCATTTGTGGTATCTTTATATGGATCAACTTCTATAGGTGAGTGATATGGTGTTGCTAATGAATGTAATTGGAATCCCTCTATTGCTAATCCATTTAATGATCTACTTATACTTGTAATTAAAAATAATGGATATCTAACAGATCCACCAAATGCAATAGGATTTGTATAATCAATCCCATGTGGTTTTATATTATCTATTAATCTATCTTTTGGAAATTTTATTAAATCACCTATTTCTAAATATGAATATTGTAATGGTAGTTCTATTTTACATATTAAATGTTGCACTTTTTCATTTTCAAATTTTCGTTTACGAAATGTTGTCGGTATATTGGAATAACCTATTCCTTGAAAATAATCTGATTTAAAATGTTTGTGGTTATCTTCTTGGTTTTCTATGCCTGAAAAATTTTTAGATGGTGTTCCATATTCATTGTCCATCTGTGTAATATTATAAATAGTAGATGATTGTGATGGTGATGGTTCATAATGATTTGTGTATTTATTCATTGCATAATCTTTACCCCAAGACATTGTTAATTTGCTTATGACTTTATTGGGACTAGATAATTTAAAACTATTTCTAATTATATATTTTTCATCTATAGTAATTGCATTTTCATAATCATCTTGGTTGTATGTTTCTTTTATTGTTGTAAAACCAAATGAACCATCAGATTTAATTCTAGGATATGAAAATGTAGACTCTGATATTTTTTCTAGTAATTTTTTAGAATTTATTTCATCAATTACAGCAAAAGCAAATTGTTGGCCTCTATGTTCTTCCCAAGCAATTTTAAATTCATCTTCATCAAAATGTTCTATGCCTAATTCAATTTTAGCTATGTGTCGTATAATATCTATCGGATTTGATAAATATTCGCCCCAATAATCAGGTTGCATATTTTCGTGTGGATAATTTATCAATTCATCATCTGTCCTACCATATATATTTCCATAAAATTCTTTTTCATCTGCTTCATCATAATCAACAACAGATTTAACTTCTACATTTTTAATATCAAAATTCATATGCATTCTATAATCTGAAGTTAATGTAGAATTACCTGTATTTGTACTTGGATTTGTTGCTGAATTATCATAATGCACACAACCAAATATACCTATATTGTAATAATTAGATGGTTGTCGTTCTATGTTATCATCTGAAGATGAATCAAAATCTGCATATACATGTTTACCTTGTGAAAATCTTAATACCGGAGCACAATCGTGTTGCCAAGTAGAAGCATTATCAGGACTATAAGGCATTTCGGATTGTAATTTAAAATCTGCATTATCATTCCAATTCCTATATGTAAAATTATTAGGATCACTATTAGCTTTAGCAATTTGATCATCACAATATAATATTGATGATACATTATTCCAATTAACCTGCCCTCCTTGATGACTTGAATAACTATTTCCACTAGCCATACATATATTATTAATAAAATTTTGATATTTTGATGTTGTATGCATACTCGCCCACCAAATAGCATTACCTGCAAGTGGAACTACTTGTGATAACTCAAATTCGTATAATAATGCTGTATTAGAATTATATGGATTATTATCAGTTCTAAATGTTTGATTTGGATTTATAGCATTTAATCCAATCCTATTATCCCCAAGCCATACACTTGGAGCAAAAGGTTCAGATTCTACATTATAATTAACATACCAACCATCTGTTCCAACATTTGTTTGATACTCTGAAGTGTCACCCGGAGTTGGTAATAATGCATCATTTAACTTTGTTTCTAATAATATACTCCATTCAGTATTCTCGTTATGATAATTCCATTGAAATAACCAACAAGGAATTGGATAATCAAACCATTGATCAGTACTATTATCAATAAATACAGGTCGTATATCTGCCTTACATTCCATCATGTCTATAACATTATGTGTTTGACCATCAGTAATTATTTTTTGGAAACCCTCTCTGCCTATTAAATCATAGCCACTTTGATTTGCATTTCCTTCGGATCCTCCCTTATAATCATATCGTAACAATTTAATATCACTTGGCCTTCCATCATAAACACATTGTATTCTATTTATTGATCTTAAACCTTGAATTGGTATTATAATTTCATTGTCATTATTAATTGTATATTGCGAATAACCTAAATTTATATCTGTATAATTTGGATTGGGAAGCCCATCTATAGTTTCTTGTGTTACAAATTTATAATATACATTTCTAGCTAATGATATATATTCTTTTTTATAATAAATATATATTGAATTATAATACAACCATTGTGGTTCTTCTAATGCATCAAGACGATAAGAGTCTTGATTGTATCCATATATTGGTTCAGTATCACTTACAAAGGTTTGTGTGTCAAGTTGAATTAAAGGCGATATTACATTTCCATATACAATAGGTATATATTTATCCCTATATTTAGGGTGTGACTCTGTACCAACTTTCCTTTTAGGCAAATTTTTATGTATTTTTGCTGATGATAAATCCTCTAGTGATAAATTTATTTTATTAGTTGTAAAATTTATATCTCGTACTTTTCCTGTATATATTTTTAAACAATCTTTATAATTGTTTCCATATTGATTTCTTAAATGAAATGGTTGAACTCTAGATGTAGTAGGTGATTTATAATATATAGATATATCAATATTTGCTACTTTTGTATTTTCAAATATATCAGCAATTCGTTTTCCATTATATTCAGCATTACTTAATTCTAGTTTTATATTAGATGTTTTATATTTATGAGTAAATACATCAATAGAATCTTTTACTTTTGGTACAGATAACAAATATGGCTCACAGTGTATTGGCCTTAATTCCCCTCCACTTTCTACAATAAGAATTTCCATACTTTTTGTAGAAAACGAATAATACTCCCAATCGTTTTGACCTATTTGTTTTTCAATTACTATAACAGGTGTAATTTTTGTATTATTTGATAAAATATCACTTTTATAATTATCAGATACAAACATTATAAAGTTTCCCCTCGCCTAATTGCATCTTGTATATGTGGAATTATTACATCTTCTGTATAATTTTCACTCATTACATTTCCACTTATGTTTACCACGATATCACTTCCCTTTGGCCCATTGATGTTTGGCGAAGATAATGGTGTGATTTGCACTCGTTCTCTACCACCGGGATTATCTCCTACCCTAATAATCTGTTCGCCTTGTGTAACAAAATCTCCACCTTTAGCAAAGTCACCTATACTTTGTGATATGGCGACAACATTGGCTAATCCTGATATTAAAGCAGTTGCACCTGCTGCAAATCCCAAAGGTGTTGGTCCAAGTCCCACAGGTGGAGGTGCTATTGCCGCATTTGCTGCTGCATAAGCATTAATTACTGCTTGAATTTGTTGCATTCTAGCAGTTACTTTTGCTGATCCTTTCATCTGATCATTCAAACCTGCTAATGCACCTACTAATTGTGATCCTATTTGTAATCTACTTTGTAAATCCTTTTTTTGCCACTTGGCTATTTCTTTTGATTTCCATTCTTCAATTTTAGCATCTGCAACACCTGCATCTCTTAAAGCCTTTGTCTTTTTTTCTAGTCCAATTTTAAATTGTTCAAATTCTAAAGCATCTGCATCTTGTGCTTCTATATTTTTTTCAAGTGAATCAAGTCGCATTTGTTCTTTTAAATCTTCAAACTTTTGCATTTCTAATAATAATTGCTCATTTTTCCAAGCCTCTGCTTCTGATTGTGAAACTCCATAGGCAATAAGTTCTTCTACTTGACTATTTAATGAATTAGATATTTTTTGTTGCTGTGCCTCTAAAACACTTATGTATTCTTGGCCACTTTCTTCTAATACAGGTGCATCAAAAGGTGATTCAGGTCCAAGTGTTGGTGAAACTCCAAAAAATGGATTTTGTATTTGTATTGGTTTCACAACAGCATCTTGTGCTAATTGTCTTGCTTCTTGTTTTATATTATCAAATAATGTACTAAAATCAACTTTAATTTCTTGTATTTTCTTTTTATAATCAGTAACCAATTTTTGATTATCATAATCTACTTTAGCAATAAACTTTTCATTATTATCTGCAAAAATTTTATTCCACAATGGTACATTTTCAAATACTTTTTTGTTTAATTCGGACATTTGTAAAGTAATATCATCTATGCCTATACCGAAACCTTGCACCAATGCTTTGCCTAAAAACAAACCTGATTCAAAAAATATACCTGCTAATTGTTTAAATATTTCCTTCCAATTATTAATAAATGCTTGACCTACAAAATCCCAACCAATATTACCCATCTCACTTAATTCTTGGTTTATACTAGCAATAATAGGTTTTAAATCTTCAATAAATTTTTCACCTATCGCCGCCTTCATCATTTCTATATTATCTTTTAAATTAGATACCATTCCTGAAAATGTTTTTGATAATTTATTTGTAGCACCTACAATCCCCATTCTTGGGTCTGCAAGAGTATCAAACATGGCTTTTCTAAATTGTGGTAATGTAAGTGATGATAGATCTACTATCCCTTGTGAATCTTTTATTAATTGTAAAATACCTCTGTCTCTCAATACATCTGCCGCACCTGCTCCACCTGCAAAGGCTCTACCAACTGCATTTGCCGCATCTACTACATCTGTTCCCATAAATGCTGCTAAATCTGCAACAGGTTTTAATGTTTCTTCTGCATTAGATCCAAATGCTTTAAGTGCCGCACCTGCTTCTACTACATTGGCTAATTCAAATGGTGTTGTCGCCGCGATTTTAGCAAAATCATCAAATACTTTTTTGCCTTTTTCAGCAGATCCATACATATTTTCTAATCGTAATTGTAAGGTTTCAAATTGTGCCGCAGTATCTATTGCTCCTTTTGCCGCACTTAATAAAGATTTTCCTAAATAAACTGCTCCCAATCCAACTGCCAATTTTCTAACAGTGGATCCTAAATCTCCCATATTATTTTTTAATTTTTTAACATCGTTGGTTGTTTTTTCAACACCTTTAGCACGAATATTTAAAAACCAAGTATTACCTTTAGCCATTAGTTATTACCTTTATTATTTTTTTTAATTTTACTTGCTTGATTGGCTTCAATCTCTTTGTTTATCATAATAAATAAATCAACAATTTCTTTAGGTGTATCTTCGTAAGATTTATAAGGTAGTGCATTAAACATTTTACAAAATTGATATTTTTTAATAAAATCTTGTATTTCTTCATTTATTAAATAACATAAATCAACAAAATGTAATGCTTGACTATATAATGCTTCTCCCAAATCAAATCCTTTTTCTATTGCTATATCATATAATGCATCTAACTCATTATATACATCATCTAAATTATTATATGTAATATATTTATTTTTAGATAATGACATAGCTTGATAAGGAAAATCTACATCAGAGTAAGCAGTGCGATTTAAACCATTACAACTAATCCAAACATTGATCCTTAATAGGATCTCGTCTACTTTTTTTTTCTATTAGCAAACTCAAATATTGATTGTGCGATTGCTACTATTTCATCAGTTGTATATTTATTTAACTCATTTTCTTTTAAAGTTGTGTATTTTAAACATATATTGCCCCAAAATGAAAATGTACCAACACCTTCTTGGCCTGATTGTATCATCATATCATTTAACTCACATCTTTTTTTCCAAGTAATTTCAACTATTTCAACCTCAAATGGTTTAAAATCTTGATTTTCGCTAGGTTTTACTTTTACTACTGACATACGATTTATCCTTATCTGTTTATTATTTTATGCTTATGATGTAGTTATACTTATCAAATTACCACTAGCATCATTTGCCCCTACCACTGTAAATGGTATTGTTTCCATTAATACAGGTCCACCATTATCTATTGTCGGTTCATTTAAAACACAAGTAGGTAATGATAATGTTAGATCACCTGCTGTATCATTTTGAATAGTAATTGCAACAGTACCATCATACATTTTTGCCTTAATATCGTGAATATCTTGATTCTTAATGCAAGTAAGTGATCCTGTTACTTCAAATGCACCTGTCATTACATAGCCGAAAGGTTTATAATCAGCATCTGTATTGTTCTGATAATGTATCCTTTCTATCGTTCTTGAACAAGACAATTCCCAAGATTGGATAACTACATTTTCATCACTACCATCATTTATTTTGGTATTGGTTTCGTGCAAATCCCTAATATTTCTAGGTGTATCTGTATCAGGAGTACCACCTGTTGTTTCATCTGCATGATATACAGGTGCATAAGCAGTAGCCCAATTAATAGTAACTACCAATTCACCTCCTTCGGATCCTATATCTTCTGATATTGTAAAACCTGTACCTACACAACCTGATAACCTGATGTTGTCAAGTGATGAATCTTCCCCTGCACCTTCAAATGTAAAACAATATGTTGTTGCACTACTTGCTCCATCTTTAAATGTTGCAGTTGGAAAAGTATATCCTGCCGCCAATGTTGCCGCAGAACTTGCTTGTTCAAATACTGCACCTGTTGCATATAATATAGATTTAGGTGTTCCTCGCAAAGTAGTATCAAAAGTCCACATTTTAGTGCCTTGATTATGATGTGCCTGATTTGCTTGTGTAGTAAATTGGCCTACTCTTTGAGTTGAATATTCTGCCGCCCAACTTGCTTCAGGAATAGTATATGCAGTGCATTGTAATAAATCCATAGCATTACCAACATGAGTACCAACATTGGATTCAGGGTGAATCAATACTTTTATATTTTGTGTTGAAACATAATTTGTCGCCTGTGACATTATTTATCTCCTTTCTTCACTTCTTTTTTAACTTTATCTTTGACTTCTTCCAAAGTTTTTAATACATCACTAGGTATATTTTCAGGTACAGTTATATCTATAACCCCACCTTCTAATAATGCCTTTGTTTTATGGGGACCAAAATGCTTATTTTCTAATTTAGCAAAGTCCTTACCTGCTTTATATTTCATGTTCAGTATCTCCTTTAAAATACATTATGATGGGTTATTATTATTTCATATTCTGCAATATGTAAATTTTCTTGATCTTCATTTTCTTCATCTTGAACATTATAATTTATATTATCAACAATCAAAGTCACCCATTTATTACTTTGATTCGTTTGATTATCTAATAAATGTTTTCTCAATCTATCAATTTTGCCTTTTACAGCCTTATTAATTAATTCCTGACTTGTATCTGCTTTAAAGTAATATCGTAAGTTTAAAATATATTCTCGTTGCTCGTAATTGGTTGCTTGTTCTATACTTGTACTAGATAATAAATTAATTTTTATACATTCAGATCCTAACATTTTAAATGTATTACCAATATATACATTAGTAAATTCAGTAGCCAATATGGATCGTAATCCTAATTCTATTTCATTATATGCTATATTATCGTATGTAATAGCCATTATCTATTCCTATGTAAACTGATATTTCTTGTACCATCATTGGTTCGTAATGTCATATCGTGATAGCATTCAATCTCCCATTGGTCATCAACAGACATACTTGTTCCTTGAAATCTAACTTCTAATCCACTTAAACCTGCTAATCTATCAAGTGAACCTGTTATGTACTGATCAGGTGCTTCAGATCCAAACAATTTTCTATCACCAAAATATTCAACTTTAACTTTCGCTATCCCATAAGCACCTGCTGTTGTACAAGTAATACGAACTAAATCATATCCATTATTACCACCTCTGAAAATTCCTGATGTTTCTACTAAATACATAGATCCTGTTCTTGTTATTTCCCTAATTGATCCACTACTATCTTTATTATCTATTTCGTGAGATAATTTAATTTCCCCTGCATTTAATTTATCTATAATACCTGAATTATCTTCATTTGTTAGCATATCCATATAAAATTGTGCTTCTTCAGACATAACATCTTTAGATCTAATTAAATTAACTGCACATAAATAACAAGTTGCTTTAATAATGATAGGATCGTATTCAGGAGTTAAACCACTTGCCGCACCTTCTTTGACTTGTGTTGATTTAGGTATCGGTGTATTAAATCTTGCATCTAATAAATTATTTAATTCAAGTGAAGCATTAACTAATTGTTGATCAATAAATGTTGAAAAATCTACACCTGTTTCAAATACTTGCTCATGCACTGTTGAAGTTGATAATGTACTATCAAAATATTGTAATAAATTTGTACTCGCAGTATATCTCCATTCCCCATTACTATTTGGAGTATCTGTTACTTTTGTTTGTTCTTCACCATTTACAAATAGCATATCAGTATATCCACTATCTTGAAATGTCGCCATATTTAAAGCATAACCTGATGGAAATACTTGTATTTTTTGATCATAATCTCCAAAGTTATTAAAGTAATTCTTTAAGTCAGATTGTGTTGCATAGCTAAAATTAGTTGCCATATTTTATTCCTTATTTTCTAGGGTATCTACCACCCCAACCTTTTTTACCTTTAACTTTTTTAGCCTTTTTAATAGGCTTTTTTGTTTTAGTACCATATCCTTTACCTTTAGGCATATTCTCTCCTTATGAGTAGCATATTATTGTTATTTCGCCATTTTTTAGCGAGTTCATTGATCTACCTGCTATAATTGAAACCATATTTTCTAAATTACTTGCTCTTGTTGGTATTCCTGCATGAGCCGATTCAAAAGCAAATGAAACTTTAAATTCTGATCTGTATGGACCTGTTATATCTATAATCCCTGTATCATAATCAATAGTACCACTTCCTGTTCCATCTTCTGATAATAAATTACCATTTCCATCATCTACTAACATTTTTTCAGTATTTTTAACTCGTTTACCACTTTGAACATCTGTTACTTTTTCTTGTGGATACCTAGTTATAACAGGTGACTCATGAGCCGCAGTATCAGGCACATTTCCTACATTCCAAGGCTCTGTTCCATCTGATGGATCTGCTAATGTAATGCTATCACCTTTAAGTTCTTTTAAAGCACAAAATCTAACATCACCATCAACCAATTTAACTTCATAATCTAAATTAGCATCTCTAAATGCTTTATTTATTAAACTTATTATTCCACCCCAAGTAACATCTGTGCTAGTTGTAAAAACAATATCTGAAGTAGTTACTTTACTATCTGTAATCCTAAATTCATAAGCAGTGCCTGTTGATAATCCTGATGAAGATCCAAGTGAAACATTAACACCTAAATTTTGATAACCTCCATGTAATGGAAATTGAATTGATACAGATCCCGGAACAACACCCCCTGCTACATTAGTTGCACCTGTACCTCTTGGAAATGCTCCACTTGTTCCTAATAATTGGCCTTTAAATCTACCATTTGCATCTGTTCTAATCACAGTGCCACTATCATCTTCTGTGCCTTTATCGTGTAAATGGCTACCTGCATAAGCATATACTTGTGTATCATTGGGAATAACTTGTGCAGTATATCCTAGAACTCCTCGCTCTACTGTAATGCTTGTATCACTAGCTATGCCTGTAACTCTCATAGCATCACTAGTAGAAGTATCAAAAAATAAATAATCTCCCTCACGAAGTTTATTAGCCCCTGCATCAACTGCTATTGTAGTTGCATCTGCCGCATCTTCTGTATCTGTAATCATTCCACTTATTGCCGCACCCCTAGAGTGTGTTGCATCTAATGCAGCAGATACTCTATCTGTTAAAGTTCTTAAACCTACTGATGTGCCTAATGCATTAGAATTTCCATCTGCTCCTTCTATCAATCGCATATTATTTGAAAAAAACATTTCGCCTGCACCTAGCATTGTAGATAAAAACATTGTTGCAGTTGCTTGTGTACTATCTGCCGCCCACCCTGCTGTCTGTAATTGAATTTCTACACCTGTTGATCCACTATTATAAATACAAAATGCTTTTGGTGCTCCTGTTGCAGTACAAGTTTTAGTTGGTGATTCATCATCAGGACTAAATGCTAATAAATCTGTAAACCCATCTGTTGCATCTACATAAAATTTTGTTACTGTTTCTTCAGTATATTGCTTTGTATTTGTAAAACTATTTTTTTGTTGGCCTTCTACCATTAATGTTGTTTTTACATTCGCCATTTTTTTTCTCCTATACTAAATGATATTTAATTATTGCCTGATAAGTAAAGTCAGAATTAATTGAATCGCTTTCAAAAGTGCATATTAATACTTTACCACCTGATACACTTGCATTATCTATATTCCATAAACTTTTATAAACTTGTTCACTACCTGCATTTGTAGTGTCATCTGAATGTGCTACTAATGTTCCATCTGTCAAGCAAGATGTTGATCCACTATTAAATGTATAACTCATTAAATGAAATCTTGTTGTATCTCCTGTTGCTGCATCTGCACCTTCTATTGAATATACTGCATCTACTGAAATATTATCAGGAACATACATCATATATCTTACTAAATCACTTGCTCTTTGGTCAGCAGCATCTGCTGTTGTAAATGATGTTGCAGGGTCTGTACCTGTTCCGAAATGATTTGGTTGATCACCAAAAGCTAATGCTGCACTACCCATACCAAATATTAATGGATAATGTGTTCCTGCTACTGCCCCTGATGATTCACCTACATGCTGTCCAAAATAAGCATATTGAGTAAGTACATTAAATTGTCCTACACCTGCTTTAACTACACTATTGGTAGTATCTGCTGATAATATTGTAGTTGAATCTTTTTTTCTTACTAAAAATGCCGCTGTATTATCATCATTTTGTGGTACAACCCTAAAAGAATCATCAGATAATTGCACTGCCGTATTCGCTCCGAGCCCATCTGTAACATTTTTTATTACTGAACCTACTCCATTATTATCATTAATTCTCAATATTGACTTATATACATTTTTTATTGCTTGAAATTTTAATCCTGCCATAATATTCCTTTAACTTGTAATATCCCATTTAAAAACTAATGTCATATTTGCATCATTTGGTGCAGAAGGTGTATCAACCCTAAAAGCATATATTCTGCCCTTAACAAAAGCATTCGTTCCACTTGTCATACTACTAAAATCTATTTCTACAGAAGTATCATCTGCTATATCTATTACAGTATCTTTTACCCCTGTTACAGTGCCGGGATTTTCTGTTCCATCAGATGCTTCATAAATATCAAATTCCAATGTTCCATTTTGTGCTTCCTCACATCTAAACATAGCCCTCTCTATTGTACCACTATATGGTGCAACCATTCCAACAAATTCATTTCTACTACCTGTTCCTGACACATCAACTATGTAACCTGTTATTGGAAGATACACTTGTGATGTTCCACTATTATTCCAACCAATTATTTTTGTTTCGTAATGGTATTGAGTAAATACATTCCCATTTCGAGTGATCCTTACATCTTGCCCTGTATCATCTGTAAAATACAGATCATTAGGTGAACTGTTTCTTACCCATACTTGACCAAAACCTGCTTGGTCTATATCTGCACTTGCTTGTTCTTTTATAAAATATGGAACATTTGTGGTTACCCTTCCTGCTGAAAGAGTTAATTCTGTTGGAGAATAAATATCAGAACTTGCAATTTTCATATATGAATTGTCATGATATTTAAATTCAGTTAGTGTACCTATATCTGCTATTGAATGGTTACCTGCTTTAATTTTTTTATCAATAGGTACACTTACACCACCTTTAACATCTATATCACCTGTAACTCTCAAATCACCTGTAACTTTTGCTCCATTACCTTCATTCGCAAGGGATAAACAAGTATCTTTACCATCTTGATCTTTTACAAGTTTTAAATTTTCATCTACTGCATCTGTTATTAATAATGGTTTAGGCATCTTTTAATTTCTTTTTTAATTCATCTATTTCATCTGCTAATTGTTCTTGTCCTTTTAACAATATTTCATTATCTATTTGTAATTTTTTAATTGCCTTATCTGCTTCGTTATCTTCTTCCATATACTTAACCATCATTGGTATTTTTTCAATACCGGGAAATGAGTCATAAAGCCAATTAGCAATAGATTTAATTAGAAATGGTAATACTTTTTTAGCCATTAATGCAGGCAACATTATTTAATACCTTTAACAACTGTTAATGTAGTATCATAAATAGCATCTAATAATTCCTTTTCTTGCTTTTCATTTAAGATGGGAACATTTATTTCCTTATTTAGTTTCGCTACTACTTCATCTTTGTTATCTGTTAAATATTTGATCACATAATCAATAGCAAAGTTTTTTAAAAAATTAGTTAGTTTTTTCATTTCTTTTTATCTCCGATTATAAGTTTATTTACAATTTCTACTAATGCTTCATATTTACTTTTAATTCCACGAAGTTCAATTTGCATTTTTTTCTGTTGATCAATTAATTTAATAATGATCATCTCTAATCGTTTAAATCGTTCTTCTAAATCTTCTATGAGTTCATTTTGAATCCAATGCTGTTGTTTCCATAAAAAATAGCCAACAGGTATTAATATTGCTATTGGTAGGCCATATTTTTCTAATATTTCTATAGGATCCATTCATTTACTCTAAATTCTTAATTATATTACTTAATTCTAATGCCCTGTTTGGTGTTTGCCTAGCCCATTTACTATCTAACATTTCAACTGATGCTTTTGCATATCGTTTATTTTCTAAATGATCAATGGTTTTTTTAAACTTACTAAAGCCTCTAACACCTAACTGATAGCACATTTCAATAACAACATCTTTTACATTATCTTCAGCAGATCTCCACCAATGAAATGTTTTCATTATTCGGTTCATAAGATCATCAAGTTTTTTCATCAGGATTAATTCTGCTATATCTTCGTCCATTTCTAAATCTTTAATAGCGAAGCCATAGCCAATCGTATCATATCCTTCAGTACACTTATATACTCGTGATCTGAATCCCTCGTGATGTTTTATCCTTTCAAGCAGTTTACTCATTAGTCAGTACTTACTACTCTATGAACTATTGCAGTATCATTTGCACCAATAGTAACTTCACTCCAACTACCATATATTGTGCAACCAACAGGCACTTCTAAAGAAGATAACGAGTCCCATACATCTGTATCTGTTGATGTTGCTGTAACAGTGCCACTAGCAGTATTATCCTCTATGACTTCTGTTCCTACTAATATTGTTATTGCACAATAAGTATGAGTATTGACTGTTGCATTGGTAACTATATCATAGCCACCACCTGCTGTCATTATATTTAATGCTTCTTGAACTGAATATTTATGAAGATTTGATTTTGCCATAATTTTCTTCCTTTCTAAAGTTTATGACTAACTACGAACGAAACTTGTTTATAGTTAAATTATTTTTTCTTTGATTTTTTTGCTTTTGTTGCTTTTGATTTAGCAACTGCTGTTTCATTTACTAATTTAGATCCTGATTTATTTATATAAACAGAATAACCACCCTCATTCATTAATTCTTGTGCTTTTTCTCTAGTTAATGGGGCAGTTTTATTTTTTCCTTTTTGTAAAACTATCATAAAATTTTTCTCCTAATTAATATGGGTGGCAGTAAAAAAACCACCACCCATTTTTTACTGACCATAGATTAAGGATTTAATAATTCAATTCCCATCACTTTATTAGTAGTCATTCTTTTAACACCATAAATGCAATCAGCAACCATTTTAGTACCTAAATAATCTACTGAATATTCAGATTGTACTCTAATATCTTGCTGTATCGCTATTGCTACTGCACCTTTTTTCATACAATAGCCAACTTCGTTTCCTGTTCCTGCCGCAGAACCAAGTAATGAAGAAGTTATTACAGGCATTCCAAAGAATTGTGGAACTGTACCACCTGCTGTTGCTCCACCAAAATTAATACCTTCACCAACAACTGTATTAGCCAATGTTCCTGATGTTGCATAATTTGCAGGTGCATTAAACGAATTAACAATCATGCCTTGTGCTAATAAATCAGCATACATTTTATTATTAATTACCCAAACACAATCAGCAGGGTCAAGATTATTTTCAAGCATAGTTGCTACTGCTGTTTCAGCATCTGCTAAAGTTAATTGATTATCATTAGCCAATGTTTGAGTAGTACCTAAAGCATCTAACTCAACTAAAATATCAGTATCAATTTGTTTTGCTAATTGATAACCCATTGCTTGTGCATATTTTGCAAATAAAGGCTCATTAGCTTGAATAACACCCATATCTTCAAATAATTTAGCTACATATTTATGTTTATCAACAGCCAAATTAGTATCAACAAGTGTTTCATCGCCATATAGAACTGCCGCACCTTCACTTTTATCAGCCAAACCTGTAACTTCAGGAATTTCAGGGATATTAATAAGATCACCTTTACCTTTAACAAGTGACGAATAATCATCACATAAAGGTCTTAAAACTAAAGATGCTTCAAAATAGCCCATAATAGCAGAAGCCCATAATTCAGGTATCGCTAGATCTAAATCAGTTTCACCTGTTACATCACCACTGCCTGCATCTGCTGTATGAAAACCTGTAATCGCCCTTTTTTGATTTGCGAATGGTCCATGCAGAGCATAATTAGTATACATTTCAAAATTCATTGCTTTACTCCGTTGTATCCTCCTTCAACTGCAAATGCCTTCAGGTAGGATATGTTATTTTTTGTAAGTACCTTTGTCTATACTTCTTTGTTTAAAGTCCGAAAGAACCGATCCCCAATTATTTTTTTTATCTTCAGCAGATATTTTATGATAATCAGGATTCGTAGCACCCTGTTGACGAACCATGCCTTGTCTAGCACTATTCATTCCTGTACCTCTGTTTGGAACTTCCAACTCTACAAATTCTTCAAGATCAGACAAACTCATATTTAAAGCAAATTTTTGCCTATTTTCAGGCAATCGCGATATTAACGAATCTCTCCGATTTGCTTCATAATCATTCCATTGTTTAGCAGTACCTGATAATTTTTCTATTTCAGCATCTTTTTCAGCAAGTAAAGTTGTATATTCTTCGTTCTTTTTTAATCGTTCTTCCCTTTTCGCTTTATTATCAGCATCAATAGCATCTAGTTTTTTTTGCAATTCAACATATTTTGCTTCTGCATCTTTTTTTGCAGAATTAACTTCTTGAAATCTACTATATGGAATACTCTCATTATTTTTACTAGCATCTGTGCTAGGGTTTGTTTCGTTGTTACCTTCAACTGCTTGTTTATTTTCTTCAGACATTTAGTACCTCTTTTGTGAGTTATTATTAATGGGATTAATATATGTGTTTTAAATCACAATATTAACCTTATTTATTTTTCAGTTAAAATGTTTTATTTTTAAAATTGTCGCTCATTTTATCCATAATATATTCATCAGCTTCATCAACTATAAATTCTGCAATTTTTTTAGGAATAATTGTTTTTTGACTTGATAAATTTCTGCCTAATTTTGCTAATCCTTTAACCTTACCACCTTCTGTAACAGTACCAAAATCTAAACCATTAGATAGGATCCTTCGTTCTTTGAAGTCTCTAAATAAATCCCCTGTTAATACAGGTGCAGTACTATTTTTAAATGCAGTAGATTGCCTTTTTAATTTTCCACTTTTTTTGGCTTTAGAATATTTTTTACTATATTTTTTAAACTTTTTACCATCTGCATCTTTTGCATCTTCAAATATATGCTTTCTGTACATATTTACCACATTAGGTGATAAATCACTAAAAAACTTTTCATCTAGTAGTTTCATTTAATATGTCCTTTGCTTTATCTTCATTGTGAAATGCTGTTTCAACTTTTGTTGCCGCCCTCTCCCAATTATGCCTACAATTAATTCCACCACCTTCTACCCATGATATATTCCAACCTCGTTCTTCAATTTCTTTTTTAGTTAATTTCCCTGCTGACATAGCTTCTAAACAAAATGGCCTAGTTTTTTCATCAGCAGGTCCTATATATACATATTTAGTATCTTCAGGAGCACTATCAGCCATAAAAGCAGATACAGATCTACTATAATTATTCATTCCGTCATTTAATATTCGTTCTAAACTATGTGAAGCATATCCCTGCTTACCAATTAATTCTAGTATTTCTGCATTGGTTCTATTATTAATCATTCCTGAAAGTGCTTGTTGTTTAATTACACCACCCATTCCAATTAAACTTGCACCTACAAATTGTTCAGAAGCAATCAACAAGGATTTCAGTTCATCTTCTGTAATCGGTGCAAAAAATTCTTTGGCTAATAATATATCTTGTTGTGCTACCAAATAAGCACCCATTATACCTGCTGTTTTAAGTTCTATAATTTTATTTATGTCCAAATCATTCATAATAGCAACAATTTGCTTTTTAGATTTACCTTTAGTTAATTGAGATATTGCATCAATAATTTCTTCTTGTGCAATACCTAATCTTTTTGCTAATTGCTGTGTTTGTTTTTTTATGAATTTTTGATCAGCCATTACAATAGATCACTTACTTTTTTTCCCTTTTCCCAAAATCTACAACTCCAATATCTTGCTTTTGTTTTATCTTTTGGTGGGTTAGAATCACATTTATGTCTTGCTCTAAACGATTTTCTTTTTGTATTACTATCTCGTTTAATTGATAAATTAGGATCACCAAAAGTTACTCGTACAACATTATCATTTTTGTTTTTTACAAATACTTCAAACTTTTTTCTACCATATGATGGTCTACCCTTAACAATTCGTCTTGGTTTATTTAAAGTTACTTGTTTACCTTGATATTCAGCCATTATACAGGACTCGTTAATGCTTTTAATAATGGTGATGTTTCTTGTTCATCATCTTCATCTAGTTCTCCATCTACCAATCCACCATTTCGTTCAAATAAATAATCTTCTGCTGTTTCTCTATCAGGAAAACGATCAGGATCTTTTTGCATTAATATATCTGCAACATCAATAATACCTTTTGATAATTCCCATTCCCATTGATCTCTTTGTTCCTGAACAGACATTACATCAGTTGATTCGCCATAATCAATGCTTTCTAATGAACCTGCATCAATCATTAATTCAGTAGTTAATATTTGTCGTTCAACATCAAATAGTCTTCGTTCAACATCATTCCATTTAATAATATCTGATTTTTTATTGTCTTGTAATTCCTGATTTCTCAATCGTAATGCTACACCACTTTCTGCTGTCGTTCCCTCTGCAAATGATGTAGGCAAATGATAATTTTGTGCTAACATTTTGTAACTTTCTTTGATTGATTGTGTTAATGCAGGTATAGAATTAGGAGGAGAGACAATGTTTAATTGTCCATCTACACCAAGGTAGTATATTTGATCTTGACCTATGTCCAAATCTTTTTTATCAACTTGTGCACCATTTGCATATATATAACCAAAGGATTGATAATGTATGTTAGCACTTTTATTTGTTTCTGCTACATTTAATACTAGATTTGTTTTGATAATATCATTAGCAGGTTCTGTATCTAAATAAGCATATTCAGGCCTACCCTCCCTAAAACATTCTACAAATGGTAATATACCATAAAAATTTATATGTTCAGGATTATTTTCATCATCATAAATTTTACCATCTCTATCATAAATAAATGTATGATCTTTATCCCAATAAGCAAATAATTCAGGAGTAGTATCTAATACTTCTGATTTTATTGCTAATGGATATGTATATGCAATAGGTCTCATAGGATCCTCACCAAATCTTGGCTCAAAATCGTGTATAATGTCATAATCTATTGCACCATTTCTAAATGTAGGCTTAATCAATACACTATCAAGCAAATTAGTAAATCGTTCCAATCTTTGCATTTTAAAATCTTTATCAATAAAATATTCTGTAATTTCAGGTTTTGTATATTCTCGTTTAGGTGCAACCATATATACTAGCGAAATTCTATCTACAATCCTTTTCGTAATATTTACATTAGCAATAGGTATTTTTGCCGCCATATTCCTATTAAAATATCTACCTGTATATTTTTCTGTCCTCCCATCATAATAATCTAATGCTCGCTCTCGTCTTTTTCGCCATCTGTTTTTTTGTTCTTGTTGTGCATTCCATTGGGATTGATTCATTATTAGTTCGGATACTTTAGGGATCATCTGTCTATACTCCATATTTTAGGTTTTACAACAGGATATTCCCATTCAACTGAATAACCAAGTGCATCAGTAAGATGAGTAAGATCCTTATTGCTTTTGTCAATTTCTCTTGTATTTGGTTTATTTACTGTTCGTTCTAAATCATTAATTAAATCTGTGCAAGATGGGTCAATGATCAAATTGCCTTGTAATGCTCTATTCATAGCATTTACTCTATTTACTACCAAAGGATTAATATGTTTGACTCTCACCTGTAATCCTGCCCTTTTAATTAAATCTATATCCGAATAACGAGCAGATGAATGCCTTGCCGCACCTGTTGCATCAGGATAAGCATAATAATTCTTGTTGGGATATTCTTGTTTTATTGTTTCGCACATTCTTTGTGTGAGTAGATCACCTTCCCCTGCATGGGATAGGCTGTAGGTTTTGAATATCCGAATGTTTGGCTTTTCGTTATATTTTTGCCATAACACGGAACAGAGAGGATCAACATTCCAATCCATTCCAATGTAAATCGGTAACTTGGGGTTGTATTTGACTTTTTTGACATTTTTTTCCCTATTAAATGTATGATAAGTAGATAATGCAGATAAATTAACAAACTCACCATCACGATATGCTTTTAATAAATTATCATCATAGTTTGATTCTAATAATTTAACATATTGTTCAGGTAGATAAGTATTATCAGTTGTTTTTCCTCTAACAAGATGTCTATCTTCATTAGCATCTGTTACAAATATTTTATGGGTATAATGGAATCCTTCAGGAGAAGTAACAATGTAGATCTCACAATCTTCGGATCCTCTCATACGACCTACTGCTTTTTTAAATGCAATATCACAATTTTTAAAACTTTCAACATCAAATTCATCAAAGCCTATATATGTTAATTCTGCACCAATAATTCTTTGTGGCTTCTGTAATTGATATATTTTTATATTACCCGCAGGAGTAGAAAACCTGTGTTTAGATTGATTATATTTATACGGACAATTCATAGAATCTAGCAATTCTGTAAATGGTTGAACAAATAATTCTTCTGCTAGATCAAATGTAGGATAAATAACCCAACCATTGGATACTCCCTGATTATTAACTCGTTTAAACATATTTAATAAAGTTTTTCGTATAAATATATGAGTTTTACCTGCACCAAATCCTGCTACCAAGCCATTAATTGCTTTTTCAGATGTTAAAAATTCCCATTGATGTGGAAAATAATCTTCTTGGTTAAATCTTAACTTATACATCTATAAATTCAACTCCATCAACAGGGTTTTCCCAAGATACTTCTGTTTTTTCTGTTTGTCCTAGCACTTGCTTTCCTAACCAAATTAACATACTAACATTACCATTCTTTGCCGCAGTCCATTGTAACTGCCTTAGTCTAATTTTTCCCTTATCCCTCCCTTTTGCAATATTTGTTGAATAAGTCTTGGTTAGTAATGATTTACTACAACCAAAAAATGAAGCCATTTCAGTATTAGTACAACCAAATGATGCTAATTGTTCTATCTGTTCTTCATCTATTTTAAATTTTTTAGGCCTTCCCATTTTTTTACTCATAATAAATCCTGATTTTCTCTAAATACCATTCCATAATTATTAACTTTTTTAGGTATTTGTAAATTTTTCTTTTTAATTAATTTGTTACTTTTAAATGGTCCATAATCTACATGATGGTGCCACCTACCATATTTCATTACTACTTTGGATACATCAGGGTGTAATTTTAATTGCATTTTAGATTTAGGTAATGTTCCTTCTTCTGCATAAAATTCTTTGGTATTACCTCCCTGTATTACCTGTGTATTTACTTTATTCTGTAAAAAAGCATTAAATTCAATAGTACACCAACCATCTTTAAGCATTCGCAAACTTAAATCAGTATCTTCATTATATCTACCTCGCCAACGATATGGTGCTTTATTTAAAATTAAATTACAAGAGTAGATCCTTGTATTCATTATAAATGGTGGGTGGTTTTTTCTTCTAGGAACAAACATAGCATAATTCGGACCCGCCATAGCCACATTCTCATATCTGTCACAAAAATCTTCCATTGCTCTAAATATGGATCCACTAAATGCTTTTATTTTTTCATTTTTATTAAATCTGTAAAAGTGATCAATATTATCGTCCATTACCCAATGTCTATCGTATCCCATTTCTATTGAGTGATCCCACACAAAGTTTCTTGCTGCACCGGGACCTGTACTCTTGGTTCTGCCTAAATCATCACAAACATCATATTCATCAAAATATCTTTCAGGCAAGATCAATATTTTTTTAGGATCAATAACTGCCGCATATTCATCATAGTTAAATTCCTCTATAACAATATTATATGGGACATTCATAGCTTCTAGTGATTTTGCTGTTAATCTGCTGTCTGCTCTGTTTTTTGATACGATATATAATGGATATTTAGGATTCAATTTGTTCACCATCTACATATTGTTTATGTTTAACTACATTAATTTCTTCTTTAGGATACCAAATATTTTTTGTTTTTTCTGTTATTTTTTGTCCTACTAATTTGGCAAATGCTTTAATACTATCTTCATCTTTAAAAGAAACTCTAATTTGTTTAAATGCTTCTAAATTTTCATTATCAAATTCAGGCATACCTTCCCATTCAGCCATTTTATCTAAAGTTTCTTTGTAATCTATTTTTAATTCAAAATCTTTAAAACCCCACTCTAGTAATTCATCAATATCAAACATATTCGCCAATATATCCCAATCCCAAGTACCTGTATTTTTATTTAATCTAATATTTAACTCTCGTTCTTGCTCTAATGTTAGATCTAATTCTACACAGGGAACTTTTTTAATGTTCATAGTTCTCGCTACTTTGACTCGTTGATGTCCTCCTATAATAATATTTTCTCGTTTTTTATTTTTATTAACGATAATAGGATCCACTAAACCAAATTTTTCTATGCTTTCCCTTAAATGCTTATATTCATCTTCCGATAATTGTCTAGGATTATAATCTGCAAAGATTAAATCATTTATTGGTTTTTCTACTATATCCTTGATCATTTTTTCTCCTTTTGAGTGGGATTATTATACATAATCGTTTTATTTAAAGTAACCTTATTTATTTTTCAAGTAGTTAACAATTTCTTGTAACTATTCGCTCTACTAAATTTGAAGATATAAAAAATTTTTTACAAACTATTTTCATTCGTTGCCTATATGATAATTTAGTATATTTTAATCCTTCCCAAAATGCTCGTATAATTGTATTCCTGATTTGAGTATGATTAACTAATATATCTACATCATAAAATTCATTTGTATTAATTTCAATTTTTTTCTTCATCAATATCTACAATCATTATTTCTGTTCGTGGCTTATCTGAATATATTTTTTCTGCAAATACACTTACTATTTGATTGTCATCAAGAAAAAAACCATTAATTCCTGATAAACTATCCATTACAAATTTAACTAAATTATCTATATCAGGTTTTTTAGTATGAGGTAATGTAATCCATTTTTCCTTTACTTGATCTGCATATTTACCTGTTCTATAATGACTTTTAGGTCGTTTCATGTAAAATTTTATATTTAAATTGATTGCTTCTAATCGTGGAAGATGTTTTACTGAATTAGGACTATAAGGATTATAATCTTTGTGTGCTTTTTTTAAAAAATCTTGTTTATCTTTTTTAGAGGGATCATAAATACCCCACCTTGAATTTCTATGTCGTTGTTGTGGTTTTGGATTGCCTTTAATTTCCAATGCAATTTGAATTATCGTTTCTCCCTACCCATTAAATATCCCAATATAAATCCTAATAAGTAGGCAATAATATATAATATAATTAACTCAAAATACAAATTAATTTAATCTAATCGCATATTAAATAAATTGCATATCCAATTATATACTGATATTATTATATCCTTAATTAAAAAAATTAGTGCTATTAATAAAATAAATGCTATTAAGAATAAAAATATATATAATAAACTATCTATTATAAATATAGCTATAATCCCTATTATCATAAATAATAATATTAAAGCAAATCTAGTAAACCATTTAATTAACATTAATGATTTCTCCCACCATTAAATACACATATAAACTGAAGATCAAAATTGGATTCATTAAATACTCTGTGATATACTCCATCTTCAATTAGTACAATATCCCCTGCTTTAACAATAAATTTTTCATCATCTAATTGCATAAAGCCTGATCCACCTATAAATATATATACTTCTTCTTGTCCCTTATGATTATGTCCACTTGTTTTTTGTTTTGAATGTAATATTGTTTTAGACACGATTAAATTATTTAATGTATCATTATCAATTACATCATAAGTTTCATTGCTATGGACGACTTTACTATCGTTTTTATTTAATTTAATAATCAATCTACCCACCTCCTTTCTTTATATAAATGCCAACATCTATGTTTTATAATTTCTGTAAATAATCCCCATAAAGTATTTGAAAAATACGAGTCTCCATTTTCCAATAACAATATATATTTATATTTAGTTTCCATCTTGTGGCCCTCTTATCCAATAAATTATCCCTGATATAATTGACATCATCATAAAGATCCTAATTAAAAAATCTATTATGTACATTAAATCAAACATTGCTTCACTCATTTGTTTCTCCTATTTATTTAAACAACACTTCTTAAATTTTTTATTACTACCACAATAGCATTTATCATTCCTACCTAATCCTTTGCTATTTTGCCTATGTAATCTTTGTTCATTATAAATTACTCTTGAATATTTTGTAGGGATTAATATGTAATTACCATCTGCATCTAATTCTGCATCAGTATCATCTTCGGTGTCCATCAAGGCATTAACCAAATCCCAATCTACACTTCCATCATTTTTTAAAGGTTGATCACGAACAAATTTATTTGGTGATGTTTCAACCCAAGTTGATATATATAATTTTCCATTTTCTAATATTGCATCTGCTCTGTTCATTTTTTTCTCCAAATTATAATGGGGCAGTTTTGATACCACCCCATTATTATTTAATCTATTATGAAACATATACCACATTAATAGATATATTAGGCCTACCTTTATCAGGATTATTTATAATCATTAAAACATCTTTAGAACTGAAATAAACATAGGTATCATCATCACGATAAACCCTCCATTGATCTATTTCGGAATGTTTTTCTAAATCACCTGATACAGATATTTGGGAACAAAAATCATTTCTTTTTGCTCCCTCTGCCGATTGATAAACACATACATGTTGATCTTTATATTTCATCAACATATTATATATGTCTGTATTATTTTTTTCTACAATCTTCATTTATACCTCCAACATTTTTTTAGCAAGATTTAAAACCCTAATCATTTCGGATTTTTTTATGCCTTTAAGTTGGTTTAATGAAGCAATCGCATAGGATCTAATATCATCTTTAGATAAATTTTGATTTCTACTAGAAATCCCATTTTCTTTTTTTAATTGCTTTTGAAGATCTATTGGTAGATCATTTATGTTCATTGTTTCTCCTTTATTTTTAAACATATAATAATATACATAATGTAAACCATATAAGTCAACAAAAGTTTTCGTTATAAAAAATAATTTATTCCCATTTTTCGTATTCGTCAGGAATTTCTACCGGAATTAATACAAAAGATTTCTGATCAGTTATAGTATGTCCCATTACTACATCACCATATCCTAATGGTACTATTCCCCAACCTTCCTCTGCTCCGAGATATGCAAATACTTCTGAATCAGGATCCTCTTGTTTTAATAATTTAATTAACTCTTTCGCTGTCATTTTATCACCTTATCTACTATTTTTTTTCCAATATATAAAATTCCTATTACAAATATTATAGATAATACATCAATGTAATGGCTTCCTGAATCACTTTCAAAGGATCCTATCGGAGTTTCTACACTCATTTTTTTACTTTGTAATGTTGTATCTAATGTATTAATTGGTTTAGGTTTCATTCTATCTCCTTACAATAATATTCAGTTTCTCCAAATCTTACTTCCCAATAAAATATTTTATAATGTGGTATCATTATATGCTTTGCTTTACAACCTTTAATCAGTTGAATAAACCAATAATAATTTACTATTCTGTCATTATCATTTTGTAAATCATAGTCAATAGTCATGTATTTTTCTTTAGTAGATATTAATATTATATTTAATTTAATTCCATAATTACCTTTACGAGAAATATATACATCGGGTTTTATTTCGGGATTAATCGTAACTAATGGAGAAAATTTAGCATCTAACTGATTTTTTATTGCAAAATCTTCAGCAATTAGTTTTTTCATAACATCATTCATAGAATCTTCTTGCATTTCTCCTAATAATAATAATCGTGATTCTGCTATGTATTCAGCAACTTTCCAAAATATTTTAGGATATTTATCAATCTGTGTATGTATCATGCTATTTTTATAAAATGATCAAATGGAATTTCAATAATAGGTTCAATATCTTCTGCATCTCGTTTTTTATCAATCCTACCACCTATTTTTACATTAAAATCTTTATCATCACCATATCTATGTATATACATATAATCTCCTGATTTACCTTTATCACATCTAATAATAAACACAAATGGTTTTTTAGTATAATAACAAAAATCCATAGCCATTTTCCATTTATCTAGTGATAAACATATTTTTCTAGGTGGAAAAAATTTACCTACATCTGCAAAATTTCTATGTTTCATTTCGCACCAAGCAGTTATATCTTCATAATCTCCTGATTTGGTAATTGCAAAATCTAACTGATATTTAATGTGTAATTTAAAAAATGTTTTGTTCCATTTTTTTTCTAATTCATCTGCAAACTTTCGTTCTAATCGCAGATCTTCTTTACTTTCATATCGTTTTCGTGGCATTGTTTCTCCATTTTATTATATTTTTTTAAACATTTTTGAAGTTAAATCCTTAAATTCTTGTTTTCTTTTTAGTGCATCTTCTTCAGATACTTTTTGCTCTGCCCTACGATAATATTCTTCTTGTTCTTTATTAATTAGATCTTCCTTATGTTTCTTATAATACCCACTATAATCTCGTTTAGCCCAAGTTTGTAATCTTCTATCAATACTAAATGTTTTTTCCTTCTGATATCGTTTTTTCTTACCATTTAATGATTCTTCACACCAATAGTCAATAAATTCTTGTAACATTGGTTTACCATATTTATCTAAATAAATTTTATCTGATAATATTTCTAATATATTATTTACTTTATTTACTTTATTATTGTTATTATCATTATTGTTTGTATTTATTAATGGTTTAGAATCAGTTTGATCTTGATTTACCTGTGGTTTGCCTGTGATTTGATTATCTTGATAAGTATCATAATTACATATAGTTATGTGTGTTGATTGAGATGTAGTTTTTACTTTGATCATACCATCTTTTTGCAACAAATTTAAAAAACTTCTAATTTTAGAATTGCCCCATTTAAACTCTTTGCATAACTTTTTTTGAGATGTAATAAAGGATCCTCGTTTAACAAATACTATATCATTACCTAATACAAATTTATTATCCTTGTGGTTGGCTTTTAATAATAACCAAATCCAAGCACACTTTTTATTGTATTTTGAACTATCTGCTAATATGGGATTATCTAATATTTTCCTGTGTAATGAAATCCACCCTGCCATTATGGTAACCATTTTAAGATCTGTTTAGATCTAGCATCAGGAATAGATAATGCACCACTACACCATTTAGATACAGACATAGGTGATATTTGTAATTTACGAGCCAACCATCTTTGTGATCGTTCGTGTTTTTTTAATTTTCTAACCAATAGTGCTTTATGCATTAAATAATACCTCCACTTCTTTTTTATCCATATCTACTGCTATAAATTTAGGTATAATAGTCATTAATGATTGATAATCGGGGTGATCATCATCTCGTAAAAAATTAATATTAAATGCACCCATAATACCTGTTTCGCTATTTACCACATCTACAAACATATTAGGAATCATAATATTTTCTTGTGAATTTAATTCATCACCACATTCAATAGTTACACGATCTACAAATGGCCTAATATCTATATATCGTTCATTTTCTAGTAATTGAATCCCCCAATGAATTTTAGCCTGAAAATAAATAGGATCTAATTCATCTTTAGTAAATATATCTACCTGTCTGTGATTTAATTCAGTTATAAATGTTTTTTGTTCCATTTTAATTGTTTCTCCATTTAGTTGTTATTATAATATACATATCATAAACCTATAAAATCAATATAAGTTTATGCAGATAAATAAGATTCACTTATATAATTGCATTTACCACAATTACAATTAGGTTTAGCTTGATTTCTTAATTCATCAACACCTTCCCAATAATCTGCTTCATAAGCATTACTACCATTAATATGTATAAATTTTTCTACATCAAATATATTAATTTGCATTATAGGATCTTGTTTCATACTTTCATACATTTCATTTACCAAATAAAAATTTTGTAATGATGGTTCTACTTCATCATATGATGAACAAGCAAGATCTTCACCATTGTATGTAGGCACCAATCCTATTTTTGCTAAAGATTTAAATGGAATTAAATTTTGATGATAATCAATATCTATCAAATAGTCCATTAATGAATTAAGTTGTTTTTCTGTTATTTTAATTGTTAGCACTTTCTGTTTCTCCTTTTTTAAAATTAATAACCTAAATATTCATTTAACGATAAAGCTTTCATTTTTGCTCTCGTTAAAGAATCAAATCTACCACAATCAATAACTTTACCTGATTTTTGTGTATGTTCTAATGTATATTTACCATTACCGAAAGATAATATTTTTATAGAAGGATTCCATTCTAATTCCCATATATCCCAACAAATTGTTTTGTCATTGTTATTTTCTTTTTTAATTAATTTAAATTTCATTTGTTTCTCCATATTGTGTTTCTAATTAATATTATAATTTACACAATGTAAACCATTACTATCAACAAAAGTTTTATTTTTTTTTAATTTTTTTTTATTTATAGAGAAGAAATTGTCGGAGAGGATCCTAGTAGGATTGGTATTAGGGGGTAAGATGGATACAGGTCACTTATATTATTTAAAATATGTTGTACTTTTCTGTATGCAATCCTCCGACATACCCCCTAATTTTAGATATTATCTAGGTAATGAATTAATCATCTGATCAAGATCCTGTGTTACAGGCTGATCTTCATTATATTTAGCAATAGCAGATTCATTTATTTGTTGTAATAAATTTTTACCTAACCATACCATTGGATAATATTTAGTTTCACCATCTACTTCTTTTTTTTCTGATGGTGCAGAAGCAAACATTCCATTACCACCATCTACTAATTTAAAGCCTTTAATGGTTACACCATCTAAATCAACATTTTCATTGTATATAACTACATCAAAAAATGCAATAGTTTTACCATAATCGCCTTTATTCATTCTATTAATTAGCACTTGCATTGGTTTTATCTCCTTTGTTTTCTTTATTAAATTGTTCAATCCTAATTTGCATAGCACTCAATTTATTAACTGCTGATAAATAAGGATCATTAGTATTAAAAGATTCTTGCCACCATTTCTGTGTTTCAGATTGTGTAGCTTCAAATGCTTTGTGTTTTAATAATTTAGCGAATTTATCTTTTTGATCTTTAGTTATAGGTTCAGGTTTTTGCTTTATAACCTCATATTTACTATTGTCATAATGATCTGCATCTTTTGTATCATCTATTGCAAATAAACCATTTGCCGCATATTTACGAGCATAACTAGAAGCTGCACCTGTAATTTGAGAATCGTCCATTCCTTTTTTAACTTCTGCTTCTCTAGCAAATGCAGTTGTAGATATTTTATTTTCGCCTTTAATTAAAGTAAGTGTTGCTTTTACATAATACCTATCACCTACCAAAACCAATTCATCTGAACAAGTTAAAATGCAACCTGTTTCAATCAAATGTGGTTTAACTGATTGTAAAATGCTTTCGTAAGATCTATACTTGTAATTACCAAATTTATTATGCAAATTTTTAGGTGCATTTAAATTGGTTTGTATATGTGATAAGCATTGTTCTATAGATTTATTAAATCTATCTTTTATTGGTTTAGTTTTTACCATTGTTTCTCCTTTTTATTTATAAAATATAACCTTTAAATTTAATACTTTTTTTTTAATTATAAAATATATTATATTAAAAATAATAATTTAACATATAATTATTAGAATTAGCCCTGCTTCTAGTTGCATTGTTTCTCCAAGATAATCACCTCGCAGGGTTTTTTCTTTTATCTAATTTCTATAACTCCCCAAGCATAATTATCTATTATTCTATTTTTTAATGTAGTTTCTAGCATAATATTTAATCTATACATCACTGATGGTTCAGTACCATCTCCACATATTATCTGAAATGGTGGTTGATTTTTATTTACAAATTCTGTTAATGTATAATCCAAATTATTTTTTTTATCTACTTTTAATACTTTCAATGGCTCTCCTTAAATTAGTTGTAGAATAATTGTGATCTCTGTGATGATAATAAATTTTTATATTCATTTTATCACCTGTAAAGGATTTACCTTTATAATCAGATCCTAGGATCCTTATATCAGGTTTTAATTGTTTTAATAAAGTTAATAATTCACTTTCGTAAGCATATTTGTATATTTCATCAACATATTTAACTGCTTGTAACTGAATTAATCGTTCTTCAAAGGATTGAATAGGTTTGTTTTTTTCGGATCTATCTAATGTAGGATCTGTTTGTAATCCAACTATTAATTTATCACATTGTTTTCTTGCATCTTCAAGCATTAAAATATGCCCTGCATGTAATAAATCAAAACAACTACAAGTAAATCCTACAATCATTCTTTAATTTATTGTTGTTTAACTTGAATACCTATTAAATTTTTTAAAATATAACCATTTCGTTCTATAGCATCTAAAATTTCCCTATAGGTATTTATTAAATCAACAGATGAATCAATATCTTGTCGATATTTTAAAATGTCATTTTTTAATTTTAAAACTTTATTTTCTAATTCTAGTATTTTTTTATCCTTGTTCATTTTGTCCTCATATTTTTTTCATATTGTTTAGATGTTGATTGTAATATATTTTGTGCATTTTTATATCTTTTTATTAAACTTTTAGTAATATTTTCTAAATGATATAAATGATCATTAATATCCATTTCCTTTACTTTTAAAGCAATATCGTGTTCAATATGTAATATATAATTTTTATAAGTCATATTTTTATCCCTAGTTAATTGCTCTAATGCTATATAATTATCATTTAATCTATTTTTTAAATATTTATAATCATAGTTTTGTCCATCTTCTAAAATATCATGGAATAATGCAACCAATACATATTCTTCATCATATCCAAGAAAATCTAATGTACTCGCCATTCGTAAAGCATGAAGATATAAAGGATCCCCTGCTTTATCTGTTAAACCATCTAAAGCATTCATAACAAATGCTATATCTTTTTTATATTTATTTTGGAATTTTTTACTATGAATATGCTGATATACTAATTCAATATCAAAATATCGTGATTCTGCTTCACCATCTAAATGAATATTGTTTTGATCTTTGTAAAAATAATACATTGTTTCTCCTTTTTTATCTGTTAATATCACCACGATCATCAGGTTCAAAATAAGCATAGAAATCATTTTTTAGATCTTCAATAGTATAATCATCATTAATTAAATCCACTAATATTTCTAATGCTTCATCACCATTACCTAATGCCTGTATTACAGAAGCCTTATCTACTTTAGGATCCTCTTGTGGCTTATGAAATTCGTGTGTTATTTTTATAATTGACATTCTTATCCCTCCCCATTTATAATTGTATAATTATATTCTCTAGCAACATAATTGATATGTTTTGATGTGGTTGGTGATGATGATCTACCACCTACATTCCATTTTAATTTAGTGATTGTTTTATTAATATGATCTATTTTAGCAACCTGTGTGTTATATGAATAGATGTAAAAATTATCAACCTTTAAATTTTGTTTATATTTTTCCATTGTGTATTGCATTTGTTTCTCCATTTATGAGGTGGATTATACCACCTCGTTATAGTTTCTTCTTGTATATTTATTAACTGCCCATTTAAATCTATATAATAGTTTATCTGCATCACCTATATATCTATTTCCACCACCTTTACCATTTTCTAATATATGACAAGTATATGGTTTACCATCTACAAATATCTGTATAAATTCTATTGTAACAAAATGTTTTATAGGTGTTTTATTTTTATCTATACCTATATTTTTTTCTATCTTAATTTTTTTTATTGTTTTTTCAGTTTGCATTTGTTTCTCCATTTAGTTAATATCTTAATTTACAGAGTGTAAACCAATTAGTCAACAAAAGTTTTAAAAAGTTTTAATATAAAAAATCATCAGCATCATAATTAACATCATATTGTGGTTTATAATTATATGCTGAATAGTTAATTTTTACCAACCAATCATTTAATAATCCACAATCTTCTTCCGATAGTGAATCATCCCATTCATCTGATGTATGGATCCAAGTAATCCCATTATCTATATCTATATCGCCATTTTCAAGCATTGGATATACAATACCTTTATCATCTATTGCACTCCCTACTGATTCTAGTGTTATATATTTAAATAAGTAATTTATTTTATTTTCGTTTTGCATTTTGTTTCTCCTTGTTAATTTTATTTTTTATAAATTAATTTTATATCTCTAATACATTTTGCTACATTATATTCGTGAATTGTTTGTACCTCATTCACTTCGTAGCCTTCTTCTAAATATATCCAATGTCCATCTTCATCAAAATAATATTCATTAATTCGTGGATCCTTATCTGCAATATTTTTTAATGTTTTTGAATATTTCATTATTTCTCCTCGTTTAATAACCAAGTATAAAATTCTAATATTTCTTTTTTTGTTTTTTTAATAATAGATGTTTCAGATTTGTAAATTGGTGTATAAATAAATTTACCTAAAATGTCTTGATATTCAGGAGAAATTTCAATTTTTTCTGATTCAAAACCTTCCCATTTTTTAGATTTTTTTTGAATAGTCACAAGAGTACCATTGATCATGTATGTATATTGAAAATCTTGTTTATTTATTAATTCGTATTTCATTATTTCTCCATTTCTTTTTAAGTAACACTATTAATATACATATTGTAAACCAATACAATCAACAAAAGTTTTAAATTATTTAAAAAAAATTAGATGTGGGGGGTGGCTTCTATGAATTTATGGTGGATAAGGCCATAAATATACCAAATAAGGCTACAAATACATAAAAACCACCCTTTATATAGGAGTGTGTTTTTTCGGTAGATATAAGTCGTTTATTTAAATGATAGGTAAATTCTTCAATTCGTTCTACTTTTTCTTTTATAAATTCAGCATCTTTACTTATCTGAATTAGCATATATTTCAAGTCTTCCTCTACCACGATTCTTCTATCTGTAAAGACATAGAATATAATGAAGGTGCTACTTGAGAAACAGCAAATTCATCTTGATTAAATCTAACTAAAGCCCATTGATCAGGATTAAAATTAAGATCTGTATAATTAGGTAAAAATATAAATGGTAAATGTGATCCCTGAACACGATTTAATATTCGTAAAAACGATTTAGTATTGTTATGTAGTGTTGTATTAAATACACTATCATGTTCAGTTTCAAATATTGTATACGATTCAACTTCAGGCATTATATTTTCAGGATCTAAATAATCAAAATTCATTTCCCACAATCTTCTTCCTAGTGTTCTTGATAATTTTAATGTAGAATTTACACCACCTATTTCATATTCTTCATTATCATCTTGAAATAAATCCCAAGGATAACCAACAGACCAAAATGATCCATTTCTAGTATGCTGTGCATTTGATATTGTAGATCCTCCCTGTGTAATTTGATTTTTTACACCATCAAATACTCTGCTCATTTTCAGATCTAAATTAGGATTATGTGGTGGTGTCCATTTAGTGCATAAAGATACACTGCCTACTTTAATGGTTTTACCACTAGAATCTCCTATTGCTTTTATTATTATTTTTACTGAATTTATTGAAGTGAGATTGGAATATTGAACTTTAAATATAGAAAAACCATTATAATTAGGCTTAGTCTCACTTCCATTATAATTAACAATTTCTTCTATAACACTACAATCTACAAAACTTGTACTTCCTTGTTCATTTTCATATCCTAAACTAATTTTTATAGTAGCATCTGTAGAATGAAAATTATGTCCTAATACAAATATATAAATATAATCATCTTCATCTATTAAATTTTGATAATGAACATCACCATTAAATTCAAATACG